ACCATCACCACTGCGACAGCGTAAGGAGGATGTGATATGGATAGAGACTGGACTGGCACATCGAATAGTGTGTTCTTCACGAACGGATGCAGCAACCATTCATGCAGCGAGAGGCAGGAGCACGATTTTTACGCTACACCTTCCTCCGCAGTCGAGGCTTTGCTCGGCGTGGAGAGATTCTGTGACCAGATATGGGAGTGCGCGGTCGGTCTCGGCCATATATCAAGCGTTCTGAAAGCGCGTGGGCACAAGGTGTTGGAAACGGACTTGATAGACCGCATGGGGAACGAGACATCCGACTTCTTGAAGGACGATAGGGACTGGGATGGCGACATCATCACCAACCCTCCATATTCCAAGGCGTTGGATTTTGTCCGTCATTCCATTGGTGTCGTCAAGACCGGGCACAAGGTGGCCATGCTGCTTAAAATCACTTTCTTGGAAGGACAGGAACGCAGGAAAATGTTTGATGTCACCCCGCCCAAGAAAGTGTGGGTCTTCTCGAAACGAATCACATGCGCAAAGAACGGCGACTTCTCGACTATGAGGGGCGGTGCCATGTGCTACGCTTGGTTCGTATGGGAGAAAGGATACACGGGTGATACAATAGTCAAGTGGATATGATAGACAAGGAATACATCAAGAGCATCATCTCTGGCATAGTCTCCGAAAAGGAGAAGAAAGGGACAAAACCATCAAACGCTACGTTGAGCGAGGTGTTGGAGGTTATTCGTGAAAGTCCCCTCGCTTGCATGAGGGAAAAGTGCGGAAGTGGAGAGCTCCTAACAAACAAGACGTTAAACAGCGCATCATTCAGACTTCCATGAGCAAGCGTTATCACAACAAGATACCACCTTTCAAGCCAGACCCAAGGCACTGGACGAGGAAGAAGGGCTGCCGTTCCTGGAAAGCCAAGGTCGCATACGAGACAGAGGATGAGGCTTGGGAGTTCCTTAACCAAAATCCAAGGTTGAAGGCCCTTGGTTGGAAGCCTTACGTGTGTGAGTTGTGTTCAAAGTGGCATATAGGGAAGTTGCGTAATAAAAATATATTATGATTGATGGAAAACGATATTAATAGTAATGTAGAGCATCCGATTCACTACTCTTGGCTAAAGGACTTGTGCGGAGTTGAGCCCCTGGATATTTGCAGGCACTTCGATTTCGCAATCGGTTCTGCGTTGAAATATTTAATGCGCAAGGGCAAGAGCGAGAAGTCCCTTACAGAGGGAGAACAGAGGATACAAGACCTGAAGAAGGCTATCTTCTATATCGAAGATGAGATAAATCGCATAAGTAAAAAATAATTACAATGATAAATCAAATATTATGGCAAGAATCGCGAGCAAGAAGAAAGTTGACAACAGTTTAGGCTTATTGAGAGTTGTCGATGGCGTTGACAAGAAGGACGTGTTGAGTGTCACTGATTTCGGCTCATTCTTCATCGTATTGTTGAAAGACGGTGCGATTTATCACACCCATATAGGCTACGAGGTACGCTGCAAGCGTTGGATGATGGACTTGAACAACGAGCGCAAGGAGACCTCCTTGTATAATTGGCTCGTGAACCTCGTGGCCATGAAGAACGACATGAGTGGCCATGAGGATGAGTTGTTTCCCGAGACTGACATGATGAACAAGGACATGCTTGATTTCTCTGTCCTGGTCACGTCCGCCAATATGCTCCATCCCGTCTCCGCGTTCACCGACATGGACACTGCCGCCAAATTCGCCAATGACAGGTTGGCTTATCTCCGTGAGCAGAGTGAGAAGCTGGAGCGTTCGATGAACGCAAAGCCTAAGGAAGAGACCGAGGAAGACCTTGGCAAGGACTTCGAGAGCGGCCAGAATGCCATTCTATCGGAGAAATCGGCCGAGATGCTGTCGGCATTGGATAAAGACAAAACGGCTCAGTGATGGCAAGTGACAATAGGCAAGCCAATGGCAAGGGGCTCGTGAATTGGTATGTGAAGATGGTCTTCGGCTGGTTTCGTGATTACCGCATCGTGAAGATGGCTGACGCGCAAGGCAACAAGCGTGTCGGAATCTTCATACCATTTATCCAGAACGGCATACGCTGGGATGGTGTCAAGACCAAGTGCCCGGTTCAATATCTCAAGCCCATACGCCACGTCGGTGACGGTGAGAGACTTTATCGCCTTGTGCCGTTTATCAGCAACGCCTATCGGGAGCGCATGATAGCCGAGGGCGTGCTGTGTCCGGATGACAAGTACCCATGCGACGTCGCCGGGCTTATCTGCCGTGACACGAGCAGCCTGTAATGGCAAATGATAATCAAGCCAGTGAGATTTATGGACAGCAATAACATAATGCAGAGCGTGGAGGACCTGGTTTGTCGCCGCGTGAGCGCATTGATGACAAAGAGGCGAGGCGTTGACGTGGTTGTCACTTCGCAGGATGTCTATGACGGCAAGAAAAACATACCTTTTGCCCGCATCGTCGCCCGTGGCTTTATTTTCAGTTTACTCCACAACAGTTTTGGGTTCCCGTACTCCGTCATATCGCAGAGAAGCGGCATGAAGGCCACCTCCGTCATGCGGAGCGTGAGGAAATGCCGTGATTTGACAGAACGAGACAGGCTCTATAAGGAAATATCCGATGATATAGACAAGGAGCTGTTTGAGATGTAAGCCTCATATTATGGAAAAAATATTACAATTCAAGCGCAATGCCACGGTTCTTGGGCTATGTGGCGAATACAAGAAGAAGTGGGATGATTGCGACACGAGGCAAGGTCTCGTGGACATGGCTCTTGACAGCAATGGCATAGAGTTCATGGCGGACTCGATAGCCTTTGGTTGGGGCTTGCCAAAGGACTTCTTGTTGAAAGAATTTAGCGATTACGCCAATGGCGCGTATCAATGTCATGAGGAAGGCTATACGAGCGAGATGTATCTCAGTGCCCATGGAACATTGAAGGCCTGCACCTCCCTCCTGCTTATCGCCTACTGCGATGGCTTGAAGATTGAGATACCGGAGCATGCCTTTTGCCGCGTTTACGTGTGCGGCTGCGGCAAGGTGCTCATTGAGAACAAGGGAAGGTGTGAACTGTATGATTATGGTGTGAATGAGGTCAAGTGCATTGATTGCGGCGATTCTTCCATAAGCCACAATAAGATACCCACCTCCAAGTGGTGCGGATGTCAGCGTTGAGAGAGGATAAAGGCGTGTGCGGCCAGCATTTTTTTGCTGGCCGCACGTTTTTTTAATCCATGAACACCTTTATTCCGTTTCTGCCTTGCCTGTGTCCGCTCTTGACGCAACTTGAAAGCATGTCCCTTATGTCCGTTAGCACGCTTGTCTGCAATCTCAGTTCAACGAGCATGGGAGAGCTGGACCCGTCCTGTGTGACGTTTGCTGAGGAAATGGCAAGCCGTTCCACCAGTGTGTCGCGAATCATCCTCACGTCCGCCTGTTGCGTTGCGAGGTAATATCTCATGGAGTTAAGCACGGATTCCAACGCCTGTGCGGTTGATTCCGTCACAGACTGTATGCCCTGCTGCAAGGCCGAGATGTTGGAGCTGCCCTTTGGCTTGTAGTCCAGCACCCCCATAAGGCTTGACAGAGCCTCGTCGATGTTTGTCGTGGCCGTCTTGCCCAGCTCCTTTATCTTCGCGAGCTCACTTTCCGTAAGATCAAGTCCGTTGTTCCCTCCCTCACTGCCTTCCGACACGGCCTTGTCGATTTCCTTCAGCAAAGGCTCTATAAGTTTGCCGACGACCCTTTGTGTGGCTTGCTTGGTGATAAGATTCTGGATATACTCGTTGAATTTATCGTTAAGGGCATCCAAAGCGTCACTCCCCTCGTTGTAAGCGTCCACCCATGCCTCCGCGAAAGCCTCGGCCGCAGATTTATAGTTGGATTCAGAGCCAAATCCTCCGAGAGCCTCCGTCATGTTCTCCCCAAGCTCCTTTATAGTGTCTCCGAGGTCATCAATTTTCTGCTGGTAGCTGAGAATCTTGCTCTCGTCAGGGTTTTTGCGCCCTTCCTCCGCCTTTATCATGGCCTCGTATGCCTGTTGCTCTTTCTCCAGCGCGTCTATGGACTTTTGGTTATACTCATATAGGCTCGACGTGTCAAACGCGTTGTCCATCGCCGTCTTCAGCTTGTTGTAAGCCGCCTCTAATCTTGTCACCGCCATTTCTTGGCGTTCGATTTCCTTGTCAATCCCACTCTCGTTGTTGAAGATGCTCGCTATGCCGCTTATGACTCCCGTCACGCCCGATATAAAGCCCGCCGCATCTCCGGATTTGTAGCTCTTTACCGCCGTTAGCGCGCCTGACAAGGCCGAGAACGCCCCTTCTATCTCTTGCGATGAAGACCCGAAGGTAGACATGAGACTGCTGAACGCGGAATGCAGCGAAGACACGATAGACGACACGTCATCGATAGACTTCTCGAACTTTGACTTGGCCTGTTCCTCCGCCGTCATTACGGCCCCCAGCTTTTCTATTTGCTGGTCGGTAAGCCCGAGCTGTGTCTTCAATGAATCCCTCATGCCCTTGGCAATAGACAGCCTGAATTTCGCCTTTTCCGCCAGTTCACTTTCCGCTCCTTCCGTGTCCTTGATCTTGTCATATTCCTGCTCCAAGAGCTTGACCTCCTTGTTGCGTGTCTCCAGCTCACCGTTGATGTCGCTTCTTTGGTTGTTTAGCCTTGCGTATTCATCCACCCCGCCAAGGCTTTTCAGTTGCTTGCTGGCCGCGGCCATTTCCTTGATGCTGCTTGACATGGCCTTGAAAGGATTTCGTGAGGCTCGTACATTATTCACCTTGTT